TCAGTGCTTGTCCGGCATGGGTAGCCCGGTAGCCGACAGCGGCCGTCCGTCCGCGTCGTACATCCACGCGAGGCTCCAGGGCTTGTGGAGCGTGCGCAGCCCCGGCCCGTAGTGGACGCCGCCCAGGCAGTGCCGCCGCCCGTCGATCGGGTCGCCCTCATAGAGCCAGTGCCACCTCTGCGTCGACACGGGCACCAGCATCACTATCTCGTGACAGAACGAGCACAGCGCCTGAGTGCCCTCAGGCGGCGTCTCGGGCATCTCCGGTGGGGTCTTCATGCCGGGAACGTACTGCACTTGTCATGTCATGTCAGGTGCCGTCACCTGACGAGAAGCATTGTTGTAAGACATTTACCGTCGAGAGATGACGTTGGACCTGGACGGACCTGAGCCGATGTACGAGCAGATCGCCGCCGTGCTCGCCGCCCGGATCGCAGACGGCACCTACCCGCCACGGCGCCGCATCCCCTCGGAGGCGGCCATCTGCGATGAGTTCGGCGTCGCCCGTCCCACCGCCCGGTCGGCCGTCCAGATCCTCCGTGAGCGCGGTCTGGTCACGACCGTCCAGGGGAAGGGCACCTACGTGGCGCAGCCGCCCGCCGCCGACGGCGACTCCTAGCCCTCGCGCGTGAGCAGGTCTTCCACCTGCGACTTCCACGCCTGGTCCTCCGCGATGTGCTCCGCCAGCATCCGCGTCTGGACCTCCTGCGACTGCTCCAGGCGGTCCACGGCGTCACGGATCGTCTTCCCGCTGTTGGGCTTCATCTCGTGGCGCAGCACCTGCAACGACTCGGTGATGTCCTTCAACCTGGGCAGCGCCCGCACGGCGATGAAGCCGAGGATGCCCGCGACGATCACCACGGCGGCGGGCCACGAGTCCCCGACGGCGGCCAGGACCGTGGCCACATCCTCGGCGCTCACAGGTCCACCAGATACGAGATGGTGCCCATCGACACCCAGTTGTCTACCTCAAGGGTCACGCCGGAGTCGGTGAGGACCTGGATGACGCCGGTCGAGTTGACGGTGATGCGGGCGGTAGGGCCTGTCACGTTGGACCCGGTGATCGCGTGCGTGTGCGCCGTGCCTGTCGATGCGCCGAGGGTGGTCCAGACCCCACGCGTCTGCGCGGTCATGACGACGTTGCGCGACGGCCGGAAGCCAGTCGGCATCGTGAACATCGTGGCGGTGCTGCTAGGGCTCAGGTTGGAAGTGATACGGCGCACGAGCCCGCGCAGGTAGACGACGCTGCCGATGCGCCGGTACTCGAAGTGGTTCGAGGCCACCGAGGGGTTGTAGTCCTCGAAGCCCGACGCCCACGTGATGTCGTCGTCTAGCCAGCCGGTGTCGGAGAAGTCCGCCACATCGACGAACGCGCCTGCCATGATCGCCATGGGTCATACCTCCTATCGTGAGTAGAACGAGGGTTCAGCCAGGGCGACGGACGCCCCGGCGCTGTGGGTCTTGACCACGCCGTTCACCGACCGCGTGACGGTCATGCTGTTGCCGGACACGGCCGTGACGGTCATCTGCTCTCCGCCCACCAGCACGTCGTAGTCGCCGTCCGCGTGCGTCCAGGCCACGCCAGTCGGCGGTGTGAGCGATAGCGCGGTCGCCGTCGAGGTCACACCGCTGGCCAGCACGGTGCCCTCCCCGGAGAAGCGGTGCCCCGCGTTCCAGTACGCGGTGCGGTACGGCCGCGCGGGGACACACGTCCAGCGCAGCCGGAAGTTCAGCGGCGTCACCTCGTACTGGACGCCCATCACGAGCACGTCGACCGACGACGGAGGTAGCCACGGCGGCGGGTTGGAGATGACCAGCCGGTCCCCGATGTTCAGGTCGAGCAGCCGTCGCGTGAGGCCCGGGTTGGCCAGGAAGTAGGGGTGAGCCAGGTCGACGCCCAGGGACGGGTACCGGCTCTCGTCCCAGGTGCCCACGTGCACCAGCCACGCGGCCGTACGGTCCACGAGGTCGTCCGTGTAGAGGCTGCGCGTCAGCGTCTCGTCGTAGAGCCCCACGCCGTCGGGCGGGGGTGCCGTGGACAGCGGCCCGTCGGTGCGCTCGTGCGTGATCCGGCTGCCGTTCGGGCGCGTGACGGTGACCCGGTTGCGGGTCAGCCCGTCGTCGTCCGTGGTGTCGAATGGGATGACAAGGTTGTCCGTGTAGGGGATCGTCACGGCGGGCTGGTCACCGAGGGCACGCAGCATCCGGTACCGCAGCGCGATGGCGCGCGGGTCGTCGTAGAGCATGCCGCCGTCCGCATCCGCAGCTTCGGTGAGCAGGTCCAGCAGCGTCTCTTCCTGCTGCTCCCCCATTGCCGCTGCTCCGCGCCCGTGGAGGGTCATGGTCACGCCGTTCTCGGTCGCCAGACGCACCATGCGGTTGCCCGCGGACTCCCCGGCGTAGCCCACGAGGGCTCCGCCGTAGACGTCGAAGATGGACGTGATGGCGTTCTCCACCGTGAGGTGGCCCATCGCGATGCCGCCCAGGTCCCGGTACTGAGCGTTCAGGATGACGCGGCGAACCCGGCCCACGGTCTGCGAGGCGAACGACAGGTTGCCGACCGTGCCGCCTGTGTCGCCCGGAGCCAACTTCACGTACCGGGCGGTCACGTTCGCGCCGTTCTGCTCAAGTTCGACGCTCAGGCGCTGCGAGGTGCCCTTGATGGTGGTGCTGACGAAGAACGTGGAGCCGGACAACTCGACGCCCTCGAAGTCGTAACCGAACACGCCCAGGGCTCCGTCGGAGTTCCGCAGGCGGAGGTCCACCTGCCCGATGGTGCCGGTGGCGAACTCAACGCGGGCAAGAACCACCTCGGAGTTCGCCAGGGCGTCGTTGGGCGTCCACTGCACCCACCGGACCTGTACCTCGCCCGTGCTCGGTGCGGTGTCCACGTCGGCCCGGATGCGACCGTTGCTGAGCGTAGGCAGCGGTGCCGATCCCGGGAACGCGTCGTACGCGGCGGGGGTGACACGGTCAGGCTGGCTGAACGCGGCGGCCTTGGTCCCGACGGAGACGCCGAACGCAGTGGCGTCCGCGCCGTCCTCCAGCGGCCAGTAGCCCACCATGTCCCCGTTGATGCCGGAGATGGTGCGGTACAGCACGGACTCCACGGCCTGAGCGCCCTGCCCGAGTCGTCGGGTCACGCCGGATGCCTGCACCTCGGTCATGACCGACGGCGCGCCCTTGCGGTTCCACTCCACGGGCCACTCGGCCACTTCGCACACGGCGAGCACGTGCGTGTTCGTCACGGCGCCGTCCGTCACCGTCCAGGTGCGCCCCTGGTCGTCGGGGAACGACGTGGCGCCCACTGTGAGGTCCGCCGTCGTGCACGACGACACGACCGTGCCTCCGATGCCGCTGCGGACCTCCCAGCCGTGGATGCGCTGCGGGGTGTCCACGGCGGCGCTGGTGGGCTCCCGCCCGACGGTGAGCGCGGCCGTGCTGTTGAAGATGCTGGTGGTGCCCGAGGCCACGACGTCCGGACCAAGCTGCACCCAGGGGCCGGTCAGGTCGGGCGCGTAGTAGAACCGCGCGGTGCGCCCGCCTGCGCCGTTGTCCACGTCGAGAGTGACGCGCAGCGCGACCTCCCCGGGCCACGGCGGGACGGCCACGAGCGAGCGCGCCTCCAGCACCGTGGTGCCGTTGGTGGTCCAGAACAGCGTCAGGGTGCCGTTCGCCTCGGCGCGCAGCAGCCACGAGCGCTGGTTGCCGGTGGCGCTGTACTTGGAGATGACGTCGGCGGCGTAGTTCCACGCGTCGCGGTAGCCCCACCAGCGCACGTCGATGTCCCCGGTGATGTCGAGGGCTGCGGCGTCCGGGGTCGTAGCGCGGGCTCCAGCGGCCTCCAGGTCGAGCCAGGGCGCTCCGAGGTCCGCCCGCGCCCTGGTGGGCGTGTTGCGCCCCACCAGGCCGTACAGCGGGCTCTCGGGGTTGCGGGGGCTGTACTGCCCCTCGCTGTTGGTCACGGTGAACGACAGGGACGACGTGTCGGCGCTGCCGCCCTCGGACCGGGCGCCGTGGGCGACGGTCACGCCCGACTGGTCGAGGTCGTCGCCCACGGGCTGCCAGCCGCCGTTGTAGAACAGGTCCACGCCCAGGAAGTCAGTGGGGAACGGGCTCTTGTGCGTGGGCATCAGCGTGCCCCCAGGACGGCCTGGACGTTGCCGCCGTTGACCCGGATGCGCTTGCGCAGTTCGTTCAGGAACGCGTCCATGAGCGGGTCCCCGGAGCCGTCGAACGAGATGACCACCTGGCCCGCCGTGCTCGCGTTGGAGACGTCAGGAGAGGCGATGGTCGCAGCAGCCAGCCGCCCAGCGGCCGACTGGACGCGGCGCTGCTGGTCCACCATGCCGATGGCCAGACCCTGCCCGAAGAACCCGCCGAGTTCCTTGCCGACCTTGGACGGCGAGGCGATGCCGAGGGCCGACTTGATGGGGCCGGTGACATACGTGGAGATGAACGACTGGATGCGCCCCCAGATCCACGAGCCCGCGCCGACGATGCCGTTGTACAGGCCCGTGACGACGTTCCGCCCGGCGCTCATGAGCCAAGAGCCGGCGGACGAGAACGCCGACCGGATACGCCCCGGGATCGAGCGCGCGGCGGCCAGGATGCGGTCGAAGTTCTGCACCACCCAGCGCACGGCCAGCCCGATGGGGCCGGTGATGATCGCGAGCAGCAGCGGCCAGTTTCCCTTGATCCACTGCCAGGTCGAGGCGGCGGCCTTCTGCACCCACTCGAACGCCTTGCCGACGACGCGGCGGAACGTCTCGGAGCGCTGGTAGGCCACGATGACGATGGCCACCAGGGCAGCGATGGCCAGGATGATGAGCCCGATGGGGTTGGCGCTCATGGCGGCGTTCAGCAGCCACTGGGCAGCGGCGTACGCGGCCGTGGCGGTGCGGGCGGCCACCATCGCGGCGCGCTGCGCCACCAGCGACACCGTAGTGATCGCCGTGCGGATGCCGAGGCGCGACATGTTCGTAGCCACCAGCGCCAGGGGCACGATGAAGTTGGCGAAGCCGGACGCGAGGTCACCCACACCGGTACCGAGCAGCAGCAGCTTGTCCCCGAACGAGGCACTGGCGTGCTCCCCCTGGCCCATGAACGCCTGGACGCCAGCCATGGAGTCCTGGACGCCGGTGATGGTGTCACGGAAGCCCATGGCGCGAGTGTCCAGCAGGTCGAACCCCTCCTGAGCGCGCCCGAACGCGCCCTCCAACTTGGGGTCGGCCATCGTGGTCACGACACGCTGAACGTTGTCCTCGGTGGTCTCACGCCAGCCGGTGACCTCCTTCACGGCCTGGCTGGCGTTCGCAAGGATCGCGATGCGGATAGGCCCCGCGCTGGCCATGGTCAGCCCCTGTTCTTCTTGGCAGCCTCGATGGCCTGCGCACGCTGGTTGATCGTCAGTTCCATGAACTGCGGGACGGTGAACGGCAGGCCGCAGCCGATGACGAACTCAGCCCACTCCCGGTCGCGGTCCTCCTCGGCCGTGGGATCGAGGCGGGCGCCCTCGGCGCCGAACAGGTCGGTGAGCGCCTTGAGCGGCATGCTCAGCGAGGCGGAGCGAGCGTCGGCGTCCTTCTTCCCATCACGACGAAGGTGGACGAAGTACAGGACGTGCATGAACATCGTGGCGTCGGTCTGCCCGATGCTGGCCAGGCTGTCCCCGAACGCCTTCTTGATGGCGATCTGGTCGAAGCCGTTGATGGAGTTGGCCATCTCGTCCATGTCGAGCACCGCGGCGTCGGCGGTCTCGTTCTGTGGGTCACTCACGGTCCAGCCCTTCCCTCTTGATGACGTCGTTCACGCCGTCCTCCAGCATCTGGACGGCGCGTGGGGCGACCTGTGCGTCAGCCCTCTGCATGAAGCGGGCAGGCGCGATGTTGCGCTTGCGCCAGCCGTAGTTGATGGGTCCCGCGTACGGGACGCGGGCTCGGCCTGCGGTGACCACGGCCTTGGACTTGGCCCGGTTGCCCCGGATGGTGCCTGCCAGCCGCCCAGAGCGGGTGGGCGCGAACGACGACGCCAGGCGTGCGCCGAGGGCAGCGATGCCCGCGAACACGTCCTTGAGGTCGTCGACCTCCACGCCCACCTGCGTCAGTGCGCGGGTGAACTTGTTCAGGCCCTCCACCCGGGCAGGCATCACGCCTCGACCGTGACCTTGGTGGGCTTCTCGGTGAACATCCACTCGACCTCCGTGGTCTGCCGGGCCGACGTCGAGGGGTTGGCCTCGCCGCCCAGCAGGTCGCCGTCCGGGTCGGTCACGGTGCACGTGCCCTCGAACCGGGGCTGCGCCACCGTGGCGATGCCGTCCACGGGCTTGCCCAGCGGCCACAGTTCCACCGGGACGTCCTCGCCTGCGCGGGTCCAGATGATGTCCCAGAGGCTGTCGGCGTCGGTGTTCTGCTTGAGCACGAGCGCGAGCGTGTAGTCACGCTTGCCCCCGGCTGCCGCGTCCGCGAACGACACGAAATCCGAGTCGGTCTCGGCGCTGCGGATGGTGCCGGTGCTGATCGAGGCCGTGAAGTCGTCGCCGTCCACGGTCAGGACGGTGTGGCGGGTTCCAACGTCACCCATGATGTTTCCTTTCCGTCCTAATCGGACAGTTCGAGCGTGATGGTCAGAGCGAGGGTGTAGAGGTTGCCCGGCTGCGATTCCCCGGCCACGACCACCTGGGGCTCTACGGAGATGGCGAAGCCGTACAGCCCGTAGGCGCACGTGAGCAGCGCGCCCGCCACGCCGTCCAGGGAGGCGTCCGCCAGGCGCTCGTCGGCGCCCAGGACGACGAACGCGGACAGAGTGGCGTTGGTGGAGCCGTGGAACGGTCCGGGCTCCAGGCGGGCCACGGTGACCCACCCGTCCCCGGGCCGGAGGTTGCCCGGCACGGGGCGGGCCAGGCACGTCACGTCCGGGAGCGTGGACACGGCGTCGGCCAGCGCCTGGCGGGCCTCGGTGAGGTTCACGCGAGGACCACCTTCCGGTGCGGGCCTTCCAGGCGGATGACCTCCGGGTCGGTGCGCGGCACGCGGGTGGCGGTGCCGCCGCCCTCGAACGTGGTGATCTGGGCGACCGGCACGGCGCGGGCAGCGAGGTTGCGCGCCACGCGGCGCTTGAGGGCTTCCCGCAGGTCGTCCGGGTAGACGGGCGGGACGTCGCACACGGCCCGCTGTGCGGCGGCCTCAGCGTTCAGAGCTTCGGTGATGGATTCGTCCGTGGCGCTCGTGCCGCCGTTGGTGGACAGGTAGGTGCGGACCTCAGCGAGGTCCGGCATCTCCCCGGCCGGTGTGGGCTCGGCGGCGTTGGCTGTGAAGGGCTCCACGGCGTTGACGTCGCCGGAGACGGTGAGCACGGCCAGGTAGCGCCCGGCGTCCGTCAGGGGGACGACGACGCTCACGGAGCCGCCCGTCACGACTGGCGTGGGGGTAGCCGTCGTGCCGTCGGGCGCGGTGACCAGTACGGCCACCATGCTGTCCAGGGGCACCGTGATGCCGATGCACCAGTCGTCGCCCACGTCGAGGTCGACGATGCGGCTCGTGGTCGCTGCTACCTGGCTCATGCTCACCTCCTCTCAGGGCTGGAAGCCGGGCGGCGGGGACCCACACCCGCCGCCCGGCCCTCTGTCACGCGGCGTTGTCGAAGATGACCTGGCGAACACCGGCGATGTCGGTGTTCGCGAACGCCTTGTAGCCCCAGATCGCGATGTCGACCATGGCCACCGGCGCGTAGTCGCCCGAGGCGTCGGTGCCCGCGAACTCGAACCGCTGCGGGGCGGTCGCGTAGCCGAGGACCACGTCGCGGTCGAACAGCCACGAGTTGTTCGCGGCGCCCGGCGTGTGGGTGAGGCCCGCAGCCGGGGTGCCGACGAGACCGCCGAGGTTCAGCGACTGCCAGAGGGCGGTCGCGGAGCCGTCCACGTTCGTCCCGCCGATCTGCGGGAAGTACGGGCGGCCGTCCTCGGCCAGCGCGCTGGACGCGGCGGTGTAGAGGTTCTCCTCCATCGCGAACGCGTCCCAGTCGTAGCCGGGCAGGAAGTTCAGGCCGACGACCATGGCCTTGAGCGCGGCGGCGAGGGCGGCGTCGGTCGGGGCGACGCCCAGGTTGATGTCCGTGGCGGCGGTGAGGGTGTTGAGGAACGTCGCCGTGGCGGCCTCCAGGCCCTCCTCGTACGAGCGGACCATGCGCTGCCAGATCAGGTTCGACGTGGCCGGGTTGCCGCCCATGTCGATGACCTCGCGCTGCACCGACACCTTGCCGGAGATGCCCGACGGCGTGATGGTCTGCGAGGTCGTGGTGAAGGTGCCCGAGTCCGGCTCGGTGCCGGGGGTGTGGTTGCCGGTCAGGCCCGAGGCGCTGTTGAACTTGGGCAGCGTGAAGGGCTGGAGGCCGTTCGGCAGGCCGCCCTTGTTGACCATGTTCCACAGCGGCGTCCGGTTGCCGGGCGGGTTGTAGTACATGTCCGGGCGGTTGATCGCCGGGTTGAGGGTGCTGACGTCGGTGGTGGCGACCGCGAAGTTCGTGGCGATGTGCCCCATGACGCGCTTGCCCGCGTCGGTGCGGCTGCCGTCCATGTCCCGCTCGCGAAGCATCGCGCCGAAGTCGGTCGAGAAGTCGTGCTCACCGGCGGTGAACCGGCCAGCGCGGTCGAAGCGGTACGGCGACGCCTCCTTGACCTCGGTGACCGTCGCGAACTTCTCGGCGGGCGTCGGGCGCGCAGCGGGGTTCACGACGGCGGGACGCTCGTCGGGGGCGGCGGAGAGGTTCACGGCCTTGTCGGCGGCGTTCTCGTTGCCCTTGGACAGCGCGGCGGCCACGGCGGCGGCGATGCGCTCGTCCAGGTCCACCGGGGCGTCCGGCTTGGGGTCGGTCATGGTCGTTCCCTTCGTGTTGGACGCGGCAACGGAAGTCAGCCGCGCGTCGTCGAACGCCGGACGTGGCGTCAGCGAGGTCTCGTTGAGAGTGGCGGCGAGGACGTCGTAAGAGCCGTCCTCGTTCTCTGCCCAGTCGGTGATGTCGAGGCCGACGGACAGGCCGTCCAGGGCGCCGTCCTCAGCCTCCGCAAGGGCCTGGTCACCGGCCGGACCGCGGGCCACCTTGAACTTGGCGGTGAGGCGCCCGCCCTCTTCCTTGATCGAGAGCGCGGCGCCCAGCAGGGCCGCCCAGTCGTGGTCGCGGAGCAGCTTCACGCGGTTGACGGCCGACTTCTTCCAGGTCACGGATCCGGGCCGGAACGTGAACGTTCCCGCGCCGTTGTTCGCCGGGACGCCGTAGATGAGCGCGGTGCCGGTGATGACCCGGTGCTCGCGGTCCACGGAGAACGTCTCGCCGTCGTCGTCGAGCCGGAGGGTCACGCTCTGGGTGGCGTCGCTGAACGTGGTCTGCATGCTGCCCTCCCGGGCGTTCTGGACGGTGGTGGGCTCCGTCGGCCGGGGCTGCGCCGGGGCGATGACCTCGGGCAGGTCTTCCGCCTCGCGGATTTCCTCGATGGTCCGCACGCCGGTGCGCAGCGCGGTCTCGTACGTGCTCCAGCGCGTCGTCGGGTCGGCCCGCATGTAGTCGTCGATGTCGAACACGACGCGGTAGCCCTGCCGGGTCACGTCGGCCATGGACAGGCGGTCGGTGATGGCGCGCATGTACGCGGACAGCACGTCGTTCACGCGGTCCTGGCGGCGGTCGGTGGCGTTCTGGTAGGTCCGGCTCGTGGTCGAGATGCCCAGGTCTTCCGGGTCGATCCCGATGGCGTTGGCGATGTCGAGCGCGGCGCGCTGCTGCAACTGCACCAACTGGAGGTCGGCCGGGTTCGGGCTCTGGACGGTGTTGTAGGACAGCGTCTCGGGCACGAACGCGGTCGCGCGGCGGCGGCGTGCGGCGATCCACGAGCGGATGGCTGAGGTGACCTTCTCGGGCGTCAGGCCAGCGGCGCCGTCAGCGGGCGTGAAGTAGTCGAACGGGCGCGGGTCCTCGGCGTACATCGCGGCCGTGTCCTCGATGAGGATGGCGCGGCGGATCGCGCGCCGGGCGGCGACGAGCAGGGCCGGGTTCGGGGAGTCGAACCGGATGAACTCGGTGGCGCGCCGAGGGCGGCCGTCCACGTAGATGGTGGACGCCGGGTCGAAGCCGGACGGGAGCGGGTTCTGGTAGCCCTCGGGCGGGTTGATCGTGATGCGCCGGGAGTCGACGTGCTGAGCGCTGGCCGGGTAGCCGTTCCACTCGCGCTCCGTTACCTCCCACCAGCCGATGCCGTCGCACAGCAGGTCCTCGACCGTCTGGGCGAGGGTGGTGACGTTCGGCACCTGCGGGTCGATCTGGTCGAGCAACCGGGAACGGGTGCGGCGTCGTGCCGGGTCCAACTGCACGAGCGGCAGCGTGGCGATGTTGCAGAGCATGTTCCGGCCGCGCAGCACGGCGGGGACGCCCAGGGCGGCTTCACGCGACGAAGCGTCGCCAGACAGCAGGCCCGACTCCAGCGCCATCGCCATGGAGTAGTAGCCGGTGTTCTGCGGGGCGGCGAACTCCTGCGACCGGCTGAACCAGCCTCGCGGGTCCCACCAAAAATTCCCCATGCGGGGAATAGTATCGCTAACTCCGTACGCCGTACAGAGTTAGCGATACTGCATAGTCACCACTCGATGGCGATGATGGTGTCGATGCCCGAACCCACCGGAGCGGCGGCGGCCTCGGTCACCGCCCACATGGCCGCCTTCACCCCGTCGGCGCGGCCGGTGCTGCGCAGGCGCGGCCCGTCAGAGCCGGGCGTGGTGCGCAGCGCGAGCACCTGATCCCGCAGAACCTCGGAGCCGTCGTGCACGAACGCGCGCTCACCGAGGTAGCGGATCAGGTCACCCACCTGAGACCGGGTGGAGCCGGACATCTTGGTGAAGCGCACGCGGTGCTTCTGCCAGGCGCCGTCGTCGGCCAGCGAGGACCCGGCCAGCACGGGCCGGGACAGCCCCAGGGACGCGGCGTAGGCGACCGCTGCGGGCAGGTCGGGGTGATCGGACACGGAGACGACCACGGGGCCGTCCTCGACCCGCCAGGCGCGCGCCACGGCGATGCCCTGCCCGAACCACGACTCCACGGCCACGGCCTCGGGCACGCGGTCTGGCGGCGGGGTGGTCAGAGCCGTCCACGAGTCGTGCCCGATGACCGGCGTACCGACCGTCTTGGCCTCGGTGAGGTGCCAGATGTTCAGGTACTGCGACTCAAACCCGCGCATCGGGTCCGGGTCGTCCAACTCCGCGTCTTCCTCGCCGCGCAGCGCCTTCTCGTACTTCTTCGCGATGAGCCGGTGGCGGTCCTCGGACCAGTGCGGCGATGCGGCCCGCCACACGGCGGGGTCGCCCGGGTCGGAGCCCGCCGGGGCCGCCCAGAGCAGCAGTAGCACCGTGGGGTCGGTCATGGCCTGCGCGTCGGCCAGCCAGGTGCGCATGAGCGATGTGGCCCGCCGGTGCGCCGTCGAGGTGAGGACGATCTGCGGCGAGGGGCGCTCCAGCGTCGCAGGCTCCAGGCCCTCGGACACGGTGTCGGGCTTCACGTTCCAGCCCTCGTCCACCAGCCCCAGGTGCACGTCGTAGCCGTACACCGCGTCCTGGGCGCGCACGAGCCACCGGTCACCGGCCGGGGACTCGATCTGCTCCTTCCCGTTGCCCTTTGTGACCGTCCAGCCGGCTGTGGTCGACCACACCCATGCACCCTTCTGAATCTCCCGGCAGATCGCCATGTCGGAGCCCGTGTGGACCACGTTCTGCGCCTCGCCACCGAACAGCGCGGGGCCGTGCTCCATGCGCCACAGCGCGCCGCCGCGCAGCCCCACCGACTTCCCGGCGCGCCTGGGCGCGGACTCCACCTTGGTGCGGTGGCACAGGGACCCGTCGGCGCGGTGCTCCAACTGCCGAACGATCGAGAGCTTCTGCCACCACCGCAGCGTGATCCGCTGCGTCTCCTCGATCCACGCCACCGCGTCCCAGCCGTACGTGCCGGCGGCGTCGGCCGGAACCGGCGTCATCATCAGCGGTGGGGAGGCGTCCTCGGGGATGTCGAGCAGCGGGCGGAGCCATTCCGTTCCGCCCAGGCGCTCCGGGTCCCACAGCAGGTCAGGGCTGATCGGGGCTGGCTCGGCCTGGCCCTCCGAGAGAGAAAAAGAAAGAGGCGGGGACTCCGCGGCCCCCTCGTTCTGGGAAAAATCGGATGCGATTCCGGCGTCGCGCAGTGCATCGCGCTTGGCTTTCGCGATGACTGCTGCCTGCCCGGTCCGGTCGCTGCACTTGCGGTGTTCGATGCGCCAGTTGCTGGCCACCCAGGTGAGTTCGGGGTGCGTGGCCCGGTCCTTGATGTGGCCGATGACCCATCCGCTCTTGCCCGGCTTGGTTCCCTCGGGGTCGAGGTGGACGGGCTTGCCGCAGCGGGGGCAGGTGTGGGGCCAGGTGGTGTGGGTGGCCATGTGGGTACGGGCACGGGTGACGGCGTGGCCCCTCCATGGGGCTGCGCTGCCGGGCAGCGTGGTGGCCTTGCGTCCCATGGCTCAGCGCTTCTTCCAGTGGGTCAGGTAGGTGGTGCGCACCCAGATCCCGAGGTACGCGCACAGCACGCCGTACGTCAGGACGGGCAGCAGGATGCCGAAGATGAAGCCCATGGTTGGTCGCCTCTTCCTACTCGCTCAGGTGGTAGTGGTAGTGGGTGGTAGTGGGGGTGGTAGTGCTACCGGTCCGGGTCCTCGTGAGGGGGGTGGTAGTAGTGGGGGCGACCCTTAGGGAGCCCCACTACCACCACCACCCCGAACCCCCGCTCTCAGGGGGTAGTGGGGGCCTTCGTCCATGCGGCCTTGGCGGCCGTCCCGGAGTTCACCGCGAGGCCGTCGGCGGCCAACTTCTTGAGGGTGGTGCCGACGTCCGCCGGGGCGATCCCGGTGGCGCGTGAGAGGTCGTTGCGGCCCACGCCCGGCTGCCCGTGGAGCGGCAGAGCGATGAGCACGCGGTTACGCCGGTCCAGCGCCCCCTGACCCGCCTGCGGGTCGTACACGGCGCGTTCTGCCTCGGTCATGTCCGCCCAGGGCTGCAAGGCGATGTCGAGGCCCGTACCGCGCATCCGCTCCGCCTGGACGGCTGCCATGACCCCCACGCGGTCACCCCGTGCGAACGCCCCGTGCCGGTCCTTCGTGCACACGACCGACGACGCCCCGCCCACGCCCTTCTTGAGGGGCACGAGCGCGTGCACGTAGTAGGACGCGCCGTCGATCCCGTTCCGCTTCCGGCCCGACCCGCTGGCGTCCACGACGTCCCACGCGCTGGCGGACTCCCCGGCGGCCTTGGTCACGTGGTCCACGAGCACCACGCACGCCCCGCGCTTGGCGATGGGGCGCGGCAGCCGCGCGAACCACTGTGCAACCTCGCCGTCGGCGTTCGAGTCGATGCCGTCCAGCCCCAGGGCCTCGCCCGTGGAGTCGATGACCACCAGCGAGGGCTCCACGGCGTCCAGCCACCCCGTGAGGCGTTCCTGGTCGGCGGGCGTGTACGCGCCGTCCGGGTAGACGTAGTGGAACCGCGCCTTGATCGCCTCCGGGCTCGCGCCGATCTGCAACAGGCGCAGCGTCGCCGTGCGCTCGTTGTCCTCGGCGTCCACGTAGAACACGTGCCGCCCTGCCTCCACCTCCTGCCGCATCGCCACCATGGCCAGCCACGTCTTGCTGCTGTTGCTCGCGCCGTGGATGTCGTTCACGTGGCCCCGGTAGAACAGCCCGGCGGGGCGCTCGTCGTCCTCCTGCGGGTCCCGGTAGGTCAGGCGGCCGACGTCGGGCTCAGGCCACTCCAGGGAGCCGTCCAGCAGCCCGTCCACCACGGGGCCGACCTCCACGAGCGACCACCCGCTACGGGGCGGCCCGTCGGCGGTAGTGGGAGTGGCCCCCACTACCACTGTGGAAGCTTCGTCCCGGGGCTCCGGCGCAGGCCGGGGCTTGAGCATCCCGGCAGACAGGCCCGACTCGATCGATGGCACCGCACGGGCACGCGGGTGGTTCCCGCGCAGCGACGCGGCCAGCAGCACCTCGTACGCCTCCGTGTGATCGAGCGCGCCCGCCCCCACGAGCGTCCCCAGCGAGAACGCGGCGGTGTTGATGGCGTCGTTCTGCGTGCCGTCGATGGCCTCGATGATGGAGGCGCACTCGCGCGCCACCACGGCAGCCACGTAGGCGTCGGGGAACTCCCCGCCCGTCGCGCCCACGGCCACCCTCTGGGCAGCCTCAGGACGACGGTCAGGCTCACGCATGGCCAGCGCCACCAGCCACGCCGGTGCCTCGGCCACCTCCAGGTCCTTCTCGACCGTGTACGCCCCCGCTGGCCCCTTCTCGTCGGCGTCGACCCACGACGGAGCGGCCACGACGTAGGCGCGGTCCGCCTGGATGTCGATGCCCGGCCCGACGCGGCCCCGGTTGTCCTTCCGCAGGCCCGGCACGTCCTTGAAGTAGTAGTGCAGCCCCCCGGCGCGGGTGCGCACCGTGAACGTGTCCGGCAGCGGCCCGTACTCGGCCGTCAGGCGCTCCAGGGAGGCCACGCCGTCCAGCGGGTGCCCCTCCCGCGCGGTGTCGACGTCGAGCACGAACACGCCCGACCGGCGGGTCAGGATGCCGACGTTGAGCCGGTTCCGCTTGCCCTCCCAGTCGAAGAACGTCTTCTCGATGTCCGGGCTGTAGTCCGGCTCGTTCCAGCCGGGTGCGTAGGCGACCTTCTGGCCCGCCCGCAGGGGCATGAGCACGAACCCGCGCCGCGCGTAGTCGCTGAACGTCGGGTCCTCGATCACGCGACGCCCTCCGAGCACTTGTGGTCCCCGATCACGGTTTCGGTGGACGCGATCGTGAGGTGGATGGTCCGGTTGACCTGGTTGAGGTGCATCTCACGGGCACGCGGCGTCCAGATGCCGCATGAGCAGCCGGTGCCGTCCCGGCGGAGGGTCTGCCCAGACCAGATGTGCGTCATGCACGGGTCGCAGAACACACCAGGGTGGTAGCCGAGGGCGAGGGTGCCCGGGGCGTCCTGGCACAGCCAGCACGCAGAGCGGTCCTGGCTCAGCATGTCGTCGAGGTCGAGGCCCACCAGGGGGGCACCCCAGAGGTCAGCGAGGGTGACCGGCTCGTTCACTTGTTGTCACCTCCCCTGCGACCGAACAGGGTGCCGACGACGAACAGCGCGCCGTGGATGCGGCCGGTGACGTAGCCAGCCAGCACCAGGCCGACGGGGAGCAGGACGTGAGGGGCCGCAGCGATGGCGGCGTCGAGGGCGCTCACCGGGAGCCCTGGGCGGCCAGCGCCTCGATGGAGGCCATCGGGATGCGGACGATGCGCGGGCTGAACCGGACCATCTGGAGGCGGCCGTCAGCGGCCATGTTGTGGATGGTCTTGGGCGTCACGCTGAGGTACGCGGCGGCGTCCTTCACCGTGAGGTACGCCGGAGCGAGGGTCGGTACAGTAGAAGACACGAGGTCTCTCCAAACGGGTTCTCGTGCCCCACCCGGTCTTCCGCCAAGAACCCCGGGTGGGGCTTTTAATTTGCCCCTGAGGGGCTGTGATGCCCTGAGATTACGCTTTGAAATCACCTCCGACAATGTGCTTACACACGTAACACCTGGCCTCGAAACGCTCAGGTTGGATAACTCGGACAACTGGCCGCTGACCTGCGATGTTACGTACGTCAGTAGGTTTACCTGATAAACCGCAGAACTGAGCGGAAAAGGGCCTGCCGAATTCGTTTCGACAGGCCCCTTGTGAAGATTTCGTCACAACATCTCTGACATCGCCTTGGCCAGCGCCTCGTCGCGCTCGTCGGCGGCGTGCTGGTAGCGCATCGCCATGCCGGGCGTGGAGTGCCCGGCGCGGGCCATGAGTTCCGCCGTCGTCGCCCCGGCGCGCGCGGCGTACGTCAGCCCCGTGTGGCGCAGGTGGTGGAACGTCAGCCCGTCCGGCACGGCCTCGGTGCTGCGGACGGCATCGCCCACGCGGTGGTCGAGCATGGACAGGGTGGTGTGCCGCGTCGAGCCGGGCGCGTACGGGAACAGCAGCGCCTCGGGGTCGTCGGCCACCCAGGTCTTGAGGTGCTTGGCCAGCGCCCGGCGCAGGTGCGGCGGCACGGTGATGGTGCGCTCCCCCGCGTCGGTCTTGGGCGGCCCGATGTGCCTCTTGCCGTCGGCCCACGACACGGCCCGCTCCACGCGCACGGACACGGCTTTGGGAGCGATGTCCTTCCGGCGCAGTTCCAGAGCTTCACCGGCCCGCACAGCGCACCAGGCGCCCAGGTGGATGGCCAGGGCCAGGTACTCGGGCATGGCGGCGGCCAGCGCGTCCACCTGCGGGGGCGTGGCCACCTTGACCTTCTTCTTGGGCTTCACGTTCGCCGCGCCCCGGATGCCCACGGGGTTGGCCTGTGCGTAGCCGTCCTGGACGGCGCTAGCCATGATCGTGCGCAGCAGCGCGTACGTGCGCGCCTTGCTCGTCGGCACGTCGTCGGACACGCCCGCGTACCAGGCGGCCACCACCTCGCGCGTGATCGAGGGCAACGCCAGGGAGCCCAGGACGGGTCGGATGTGGGTGTTCAGGTGCGACTCGTAGGCGCGCTTCGTCGTGGGCCGCAGCGGGCCGCCGGACTTGCTCCTCCGGGTCTTCAACCACTGGTCGGCGTAGTCGCCCAGCGTCGTGCGTACGGCGGCCACCTCGGGGCGGGTGCGCTTCTCTTCCAGGTCCACCCGCGCCTTGGCCAGCCACCCCTGGGCGGCCTTCTTCGTGGTGAAGGTCGAGGGCGCCTTGACCCACACGATGGGCTTGGTGCCCGGTACGGCGTAGCGGGCGCGGTACCGGCCCGAGGGCAGCGTCTCGACGGAGCCGAACTGCGAGCGTCCCAT